CCGTATACCGCCATACTAATTCAGGGGAGATTGCTCCCCCCTGCCTCCTTTTTGTATTAATCGTCAAATTCATTTAAAACGTCATTAAGTTTATCAGACTTAACTTCCGCTTGTGCTTTGGTAACTTTCTCAGGCGCGCTTTGCTCACCACCTTCAGATGTAGATTTAGAGCTTACTGCCATAAGAGCAGGCGTAGTTTTACCTTGCTTTTGCGATATCGCAAACTGCTCTTCCTTTAAAGCACCAACTGCTTTGAATAATAACTTTGGTACAGGAGAATCTTTATCGAATCTCATCTCAGTAACCACTGCTGATATTGGCATGTTCATGGCCTTTAACCATTTACTGTATGCCTGTAGCGGCATGTACTTACCAACAGGTTTACCAAAAAATGACGTAGATGCTACTTGCATAGCATAAACATCCCCCTCTAAAGAATCAGCTAATACTACAGCTATCTTGTGCGAGAACCTGCACGCTCTACCTTTACCACCTTGTGCAGAACCTGCAACATTATGTGGGCAAGACGCGCACGCAACCGCCTGTTTATTTTCAACAGCCTCATCAGGCTTTACGCTATCTGATGACCAGCATGTAGGTGATAGATTAGCTCCATCTTTATACGACCCCTCATAGTAAGACCTCCCGGTCTTAGGAGCGGCGTTAACAATAACGATGTTCATTGAACGCTCGTCAGAGGACGCTAGCTCCTGGCCTCCCTCTATCATTCTAAACACTCCCCCTTTGATAGAGATTCTTTTGAACCCCGACTGACCTGCAAGCGCAGTCGTAGTATCATCTAGTTCAAGTTTCTGTATATATGCAGGTAACTTACCGTCTTCTAATGGCGTGATATCAGTACTCATTTTTTGCCTTTTCTCCTTATGGTTATTTCGAAATTCGAAAATGTATTTAAACCCTCAGGTACTAAAGTAGGATTAGCCTCTAGCCATTCTTTCATAGCACCTTGATGGATTCTTTTTTGTAATAGATCGGGAGCTTTGTTATCAAGAACAAAGTTATAAAAACTTTCCCAATCGTTTGTAGTGTGAGTTGTTTTAACTTTTCTGTATGCAGTGCCAACAGATGTCGATACTGATTCAGCGTTAGTCTTTTCAAACTCCTCCAACAACTTCTCTTTTATTAGTTGCATCTTTTCATCTAGCTTAGCAACTTGCTCCTCGTGTTGCTTAACGAGATCTTCTTTCTTAGAACGTATATTAATATACACACGAATATACTGCTCTATATCTATCTTATCCTGCTCTGAATCTTCAGGACTAATTAAATCTAATGTCTCCATAATGTCGTTCTCCATAGTTGTTATATCTTGATGATACACATTTAAAGTGTACATTGCAAGTCTTTTTTAATTTATTTCTTCTTTATATAAGTCGATGATTTTAGTGTGGACATGCTCTTTGTTCTGTAGCATTTTATAAATCTTTTTCTCTACAGCGCTACCTTCAATATTAATGACAGTAGTCTTATTAACTTGTCCTGCTCTATGCACTCTGGCGTTAGCCTGCATATATGTCTCTAGACTCGTAGTCGGGCCAAACCATATAACAGTATCAGCTCTTGTTAGTGTCACACCATGTGCGGCCGCTTGCGGCTGTATGACTAAAACCTTTACATCATCTTCCGTTTGAAAACGATTAAATATCTCAGCTCTTTTATGTGCAACTACATCACCACTAATAATAGTATTACTTATTTTATTTTTATTTAGAAACTCACTAACCATCTCAATTGCATTTCTAAACGGTACAAATATAAGAGCCTTGTGTGAGGTTTCATCAATAATTTCTTTGATAACATTTAGTCTAGCTTTCGCATCAAACCGTACTGTTTCTTTTTTATCTGAATACACCGCTCCACAACTTATCTGTAATAACTTTTGCATCAGAGCCGCGGCGTTAACAGCAGATATTTCTTCTTCAGCGGCCTCAATATAAAGTCTGTTTTTAATATCTTTATAATATTTTTCTTGTTGTTTTGTGAGTGGTACTTCTCTTGTTTGGTAAGTCAATGCAGGTAAATCTAAACATTGTTCTTTTGTAAATCGTATAGCAGGCTGTAAAACATTATGTACTTTCTGTGTGGCCTGAGGCTTTGGTATCCAAGTAAACTGTGCTACTTTCAACATAACCTGATCTCTCCAGTTACCTAAAAATCTAGGTGTATTATCTGGATTAACTAACTTAGCTAAACCAAAAGCATCTACAGGAGATTGAGCCGCAGGTGTTCCTGTCATCATCCATAACCTGGTGCTAGGCTTAGCAGATAAAATTCTATTCAAACATTTCCAACGTCTTGTCTGAGGATTTTTATAAGCGTTAGCCTCATCTACAATAATTAAATCAAACCCACCGTTAACTATTTCTTCTTCGACTATCTCAATACCATCGTAATTAATAATAGCAAAGTCAGATCCTTGATCTAATATATCTTTTCTTTTGGATGGCGTGCCGTAAACAACATCACATGTTCTGTGTGTTGCCGTTCTAAAAATATCTTGTTGCCATGCGGATTGCATAATAGATAAAGGGCAGACTATTAATACTCTATCTATCTGGCCTTCATTCATAAGATAATCACACGCCCATATTGCACTGGCAGTTTTACCTGTACCCTGCTCGTTAAAACAAAATGCTCGCTTGCGTAATGATAGAAATGATGCTGTCTTTTTTTGATGCTCGAAAGGATCGAACATCCCTGTAAATTTATAATCTCGAATAATTGGTGATTCCACTTTTACCTCCATCTCAGTTAATTTTTGAGCGTTCTCCAAATTCCAATGTACTAAAACTTTTCCATCTTGTAAAGACTTTGTATCTTTTACTACATCAGTCACTCGTTTGGGGTTACGTAATCTTAACAGTAACTCCCGGTTCTCCACTATTTGCATCTATGCTACAGATTTATCCTTATTCCTCTTAAATGACCTATTCTTGCTAGGCTTCTCCAACTTGTACCCATCTTTATTTGATCCTCCTTTACTTAACGCTTTTTTATGTGCGATGTCTTTACCTTTTCTATTAACACCATTCTTATCTAGTTTACGTCTCGCGCGCTGTCTTTCTAATCGTGCCTCATGCACGCCTCTATTCTTTGCAATTCTTTTCTTTTGCTGTTGATATTCTTTTTTATAATTACGTTTTTTCTTTTTGGTAGCCATAATTATCTCTTTCCATTATGTGGGCAATGGAGTATGGGGCAATATTTATAACAAGTAAAATTGGGTTTTGCATTCCATACATCCTCTTTAAAGCATGTATCCATAATATCTACTTCCTTATAAAAGTTAGACATTATGCCAATAACATCCCCTCTATCATAAGATTTTGTGATAAAATCGTTGGTCACTAAAAAAAGCAGGCCTGCCTTTATTTCAGTAAGATGGGGAAAGTGAGTAAATGCGGCTACGGTAAATAAGTCAAGTTGTTTAATGTCTGCATATTTACTATTTTTCCCTGTCTTATAGTCTATTATCTTACCCTTATCTCCGTTAACAATCAAGAGATCAATTACGCCTCTCCACCACACGTTATCATCGAAGAATTTACAAGGCTCCAGCTCTTTAGTCATGCCTAATCTCAGCTCACAATGTTTCTCACCCTTCATCTGTTTCACTCTGTGAACCGGCTTACAAACTTCAGCATACTTTTCCGGAATAGCTACATCATCTTTAACATATTCCTCAGCAACTTTGTGTACTTCATTACCATAAATTAAAGCATGTGTTTGTTTTTCAACAACATCCTTTTTTACTTTCAAATGATAGTATTTTTTAGGACACTGCTGAAACAGTGATAAACTCGAATATGACCAGGCGTTACTCATGTCTATATTATAATCTAATTACCGGTTAAAAGATAATGTTTTACAACATCTAAAAGGCCAAGAAGCTCAGTTCTACTGACGTTTGACGTGATGCCTATCTCCATAGATCCTTCATCTAACTCTTTACCCTCTTCACCAAACACAATGGTAAATCCTTTAGTAAAGTCTCCATTATCAATAACCTGTTTCAACTCATCACTCAAATTATTAAGACCTTCTCTAGCGTTTTCTTGTGAGCTTTTTATAGTAGGTAAAACTTTTATCCTATCATTCATTTTTCTCACCAATCAGAATAGCCTCTTTCAAATAAAACTCAGCCTTCTTTAAATCTTCTTGCACTTTCTTTTTATCTTTGTGACCTGCTCTTGAGAGATACTTTAAAACATTCCCAACGCAATAGCCAACATACCCATCAGTGCCAAGTTTAGCCCTAATAAAATCAAGGGTCTCGATACCACCCACCTTGTAGTGCGGAGGGTGGTTAACCATGTCTTCTTGTACATTCGTCTTAGTGTCATTTGTTTTTACCTCCTTATTTCCAGTTGTTTTCCAAGTCATTTTGATATACCCCCATAACTATTGCCATACCCTAATTCACAAGTCAAGGGTAACCCCTCAGCCCAATCAGGCG